ATTCGTTCAGGTTCCACCAGTCCCGATCCCGGTGGAATTAACCGCTGATTGTCCGGTACCGGAAATTCCCGATCCACTTACGTGGGGCAGCAGCCTGGAATTAAACGAACGGCTGTTAACCGTTCTGGGAAACTGCAACAAGGACAAGGCCAGCATCCGCAAAATCGAATTATCCCGACAAGGTAAATAGCATCATGTTCACTACTACCGCACTCATTACGTGGGCGCTGATTGCGCTCGTCACTGGTTTCGCTGCTGGCTGGCTGGTGGGCCTGTTCCGCTGGAAGAACAGCCCGCAGAAGGCAGAAACCGAATCATCTGCCATTCGCAATCTCTGGGAAGCAACTGAGCTTCGCTTTCAGGCTCAGATTAACGAGCTCAAGAGCAAACTGGATGAGCAGGCCATCGCTCAGCCGCAGGAGGCGCAGAGTGAAGCGCCAAAAAAGATTTAACCGACGCCTGGAATAATGACCGGGCTTTACCCATAAAAGAGGAAGTAAAGATGTCCGAACCACTGTATGACGGTACTACCGTGACCACTGCACAGCCGGTCACAACAGCAACCGATAAAACTGATGCCGTACTGGCAAAGGTGAAAGAACTGCTTAAAGTGGCAGGCCATGACGTTGACACTGTATTCGACGATGTGGCTTCACTGGCTAAAAAGCTGGCGTAATCATTACAAGGCGCATTTACGAGTGCGCCTGATGGTGATATCACTCGGCTAAGAACGCGGTAAAAGTTTTAATATTCAAATTTCAAAATTTTTTCTAAAGTGACTTTGTTGTGCCTTCAACCAGTAAAATTAATAAACTTAACGACTAGGATGGATAAAGATATAAATAATGTGCTGGTTAACTCTCTTAAGGAAAATAAATCATGATGAAAATTGTTAAAGCCTCAATCTTAGCTGTTTCTGTGATCGCATCTTTTTCAGCTATGGCTGACTGGCAGCCTTATAAAACCGTTGTATTGGATGGTTATAATAATACAGTTCCCGGAGGTAGTGTTTACAGTGAAACCAGTGTAGCTTCAGGCGTTTATCGCTTCCGTGTTGACCCGGCCTCAGCTGGAGTTGACTTTGCCACTGGCCAGGCGGGAAATACGAAATCTAAATCCGCTGCATTAATGACCTATGATCGTACAACCACTACAGATAAAACCGCTGCTGTGAGTTATTATGGTTTGAATAATGACGGACTTCAGGCTTCATCTCAAATTCATGCTTTTCCACAAGGAGGCGGGTTTGACTTGTTCTTAGAAGACTGGCAGCGTGCGGATGATTCTGGCTCTGTGAACGTCATAATTGAAAAATGGCAGAATTAATTTTCAAATAGAATATTTTTGAAAGTAAGCACTCTATATCTTCAGTGGATTATATAGGGTGCTTTTTTATTCCTGGTATCAGACGCAGGAATTAGCTTTAATCAAACTTAAGGCTAATTTCTTTACGAAAATAACTGGTGGGTAAGTAATGGTTTAGATTGAAAAAAATTATGCCCGTATGCCTGCCAGTCCAGAACGATGGTCTGTTTGTGCGCGAAGCTGCCAGGCTGATTCGCCGCCTTATTACTACCAAAGTGACTTTCGTCAGGAGTTGACATGGCAAAGCTGGACTGGGGAAACCTTCAGAGTCGGTTCCTGTCCGAGCACGCCACAACCGGTATTTCCCCCAAAGAATGGTGCGAAGCGCAGGGACTGAATTATTCATCTGCGCGGCGTTATATCAAAAAGCCAGCTGCGCAAAATCCTGCGCAGAAAAATAGCGCCAGTGTGCGCAAAAGTGAAACTGCGCAACAAGCAGATATCATTGATGTGCAGGACTCTGCGCAGGAATTTGATATGCGCAGTTATGGCCTTACAGAGCAGCAAATCAGGTTCGTAGAGGAATATCTGATCGACCTCAACCGCACCGCTGCCTATAAGCGTTCTGGGTACAAAGGCGAGGGCAATACTGCCTACGTAAATGCATCGCGCATGCTAAGAAATGCTAAGGTCGGCCGGGCTGTGCGGGATGCAATGGATGCTCGCGCAAAGCGCACGCAGATTACTCAGGATTCAGTGCTTCAATGGTGGTGGGACATAGCGACCGCAGATGCAACGCAGCTTACTGAACTACACCGCTATTGCTGCCGTTACTGCTGGGGCTTTGGTCATAACTACCAGTGGCGGGATATGGTTGAGTTCGAAGAAAAGCGACTGGAGGCAGTCGAGCGCAAACAGCGTGAGCCGAATGATTCTGGTGGTTTCGGCTACGATGCCATGATTGATCCTAACCCTGACTGCCCGCGCTGTAACGGTCTGGGCCTCAGTCGTCCGGTCTTCCACGATACGCGCGATGCTACCGGCGCGGCGCGGCGTTTGTTTGCAGGCATCAAAGAAGGCAAATTCGGCCTTGAGATAATCACTCGTAATCAGGACGAAGCGTTGAAGATGGTTGCGCAACATCTGGGCATGTTGAAATCGAAGACCGAAATCAGCGGACCAGAAGGTGGACCAATACAGACTGAGCAGGTTAATTTAACGCCTGACGAGGCCGCAGAGCTTTATCGCAAAATGATGGGATAAATGCCGGAAATAGCGGTTTCGTTACCTTTTCCGTCTATGCATTTTCTGGCAGCTTTTATGCACCGTTTATGCAGTCTGTTTTCAGCATTTCCACTATTAAATCATCAGGAAATACGCCTTTGGCAGCTAACTGCTCGTGAGTGCTGTTTCGCCAGTGCGGGTAACATCCCTTATGTTAAATAGCGTTCAATCTGGAACAATTTAATGCCTATCCCATTCCCGTTCGATTTCAAGAATCCTGACTATACGCAGGTGTTTGAATGGCGGATGGAGCGGTTACAGCGGATCCGCGCTAATCCCGAAGTGTTGCCAGCGCTGAAAGCGTTCTACCGCGATAATCCTGCCCAGTTCATTATCGACTGGGGGATAACGACAGACCCGCGAAATCTTGATTACGGCCTGCCCGTGTCCATCCCGTTCCTGCTGTTTCCCAAACAGGAAGAGTGGATTCACTGGATTATGGACCGCCGCGGCAAACACGAAAACGGCATCACCGAGAAAAGCCGCGAAATGGGCCTGAGCTGGACCTCAATCGGCCTGGCTTGCTCGATGTGCCTCTTCAATAAAGAAATGGTGATCGGCTTCGGTTCGCGCAAAGAGGAATACGTGGACAGTACCGGCGACCCAAAGGCGCTTTTCTGGAAGGCCCGTAAGTTTGTCGAAATGCTGCCCGTTGAGTTTCGCGGCGACTGGAGCGCGAAGAAGCATGCGCCCTACATGCGTGTTGAGTTCCCGACTACTGGCGCAGTGCTCAAGGGTGAGGCGGGCGACAACATCGGTCGTGGTGACCGTACCACGCTTTATTTCGTGGATGAGGCCGCGTTCCTGATGCGTCCCATGCTGATTGAAGCCTCGTTATCACAAACCACACGTTGCCGTATCGACCTCTCATCAGTTAACGGCATGGCTAACCCGTTCGCGCAAAAGCGTCACGGCGGGCGCATTCCGGTATTCACCTTTCACTGGCGCAGCGACCCGCGCAAAGATGACGAGTGGTACCGCAAGGAGTGCGAGAAGATTGACAACCCGGTTGTCGTTGCTCAGGAACTGGACCTTAACTACGCCGCATCGGCTGAGGGTGTGCTGATCCCGAGCGAATGGGTGCAGGCTGCTATCGATGCGCATATCCATCTGGGTATCCAGCCCACGGGCAAACGACTGGGGGCCATGGACGTGGCCGACGAGGGGCGCGACAAAAACGCCTTCTCTTCGCGTCATGGCTTCCTGCTGGAGAACATCCGCGAGTGGTCAGGCGTAGGCAGCGACATTTACGGATCGGTAGATAAAGTTTTTGGCTATTGCGAAGAGGACCGACTCGAAGAGTTTCGTTTCGATGAGGACGGCTTAGGCGCGGGCGTGCGCGGTGATGCGCGTGCCATCAATGAACTACGTAAAGTGGCTCGCCGGCCGATGATACTGGCCACGCCGTTTCGTGGCAGCGGTGGCGTGTTCGATCCGGATGATGAAGCTGTACGCGGCGACAACGGGCAACAGGCCCGACTGAATAAGGACTTTTTTGCCAACGCCAAGGCCCAGAGCTGGTGGTATCTGCGCAAACTCTTCCAGAACACCTATCGAGCCGTTAAGGAGGGTATGGCCTACAACCCCGACGAAATCATATCGATCAGCAGCGCCATGGCGAACAAAGACAAACTCGTTATCGAATTGTCTCAGCCGACCTACTCAATAAACGGCGTTGGCAAGGTCGTCGTGGACAAGCAGCCTGACGGCACCAAATCGCCTAACCTGGCCGATTCCGTGATGATCAACTATGCGCCAATGAATAGCGATCTGGAAATCTGGATGCGGCTGTAACGAGGAAACGATGGCACGTAAACAAAACAGCAGCGCCGCGCGTACTACTCCCCAGGCTACGGCGGACAGTTACGACAATTTCATGGCCCGCGTTGGCATGCAGCAGCAGAACCAGCATGCTGCATCGTCATACCGTGCAAACTTTACCAGCCGCAACCGGCTTCAGATTGAATGGGCATACCGCTCATCGGCCATCATTGGCTCTGCCGTGGATGCCGTGGCGGACGATATGACCCGCAAGGGCATTCGTATCACCTCAGAGATTGACCCGAAAGAACGCGGCGTAATCGAGTCACTGTTTGATGAGCTGGAACTGTGGGACCGCCTCAACGACACCATCAAATGGTCGCGCCTTTATGGCGGTGCGGTCGGTTTCATCATGATCGAGGGCCAGGCTCCGTTTACGCCTCTGCGTCTGGAGACTATCGGCGAGGGCAAGTTTAAAGGGATTCTACCGCTCGATCGCTGGATGATTAACCCTAACCTGCAGCGTCGTATCAGGGATATGGGCCCGAACCTCGGGAAGCCTGAGCGATACGACGTGGTGACGACTGCAACGGGCATACCCGCATGGAGCATTCATCACAGCCGCCTGATCCGTTTCGATGGCGTAACGTTGCCTTACCAGCAGGCGCAGACCGAAAACGAGTGGGGTATGTCCATCATCGAACGCATCTGGGACCGCCTGACCGCGTTTGACAGTGCAACTATGGGCGCAGCACAGCTTGTATATAAAGCCCACTTAAGAACATACAAGGTCGATAAACTCAGAGAAATTATCGGGTTGGGTGGTAAGGCTTACGAAAATCTGCTGAAAAATTTAGATCTCATACGCATGTACCAGAGCAATGAGGGCATGACCCTCATGGATGGTAAAGATGTTTTCGAGACCCACCAGTATTCGTTTGCTGGCCTCGACGACGTGATCAGCCAGTTCGCTGAACAGATAAGCGGTGCGACGGGGATCCCGCTGGTGCGCCTCTTTGGTCAGTCGCCAAAAGGTTTCTCTACCGGCGATGCTGACCTGTCAAACTATTACGACACCATCGGCACGCAGCAGGAGCGTCGCTTGCGTCAGCCGCTGCGCAAGCTGTTCGACGTGATGTATCGCTCTGAGCTGGGCAAGCCGTTGCCTGATGACTTCACGTTTGAGTTTAACCCGCTCTGGCAGATGTCGGACGTTGACCGCTCAACGGTGGCGGTGAATACCGTGAATGCCATCAGTACGGCTTTCAATGATGGCCTGATGACCAGAAAGGCGGCAATGACCGACCTGCGAGAAGCATCCGATGTCACGGGCATTGGTGCATCTATTACCGATGAGGATATTGCTGATGCCGAAGAAGAAGACCCGCCAGGCATCGGAGAGATTGACGACCCGAAACCGCTCAAAGGCGGCGGAGACCCGGTATCAAACGAGCCTACGCAAGATAGCGCGAGCCGTGGGCGACATAGTAAATGGCCGCTACGATGGTTCAAATGACAGCGTTCTGGAAATCATCGATGCGCTGGAAAAATACAGCGACATCATCGACGGCTGGGCGAACCGCGTAGCGAAAGACTTTGCGCTAGAGGTGGCCAGCCAGAACGATAAGGAGTGGCGTCAACACAGCCAGTACATCAGCGCTGAGTTGCGCCATATCGTCCAGAACACGCCGATCGGCCAGGTGATGCAAAGCATCGTCGCCGAGCAGGTGAAGTACATCAAATCGCTACCGCTCGAAGCAGCAGACCGCATCTATGACATCCAGAACAGGGCGATAGAGGCGGTCGTAGCTGGTGGTCGTGCGGAGCCCTTTGCGAAGGAAATAGCAGCATCAGGAGATGTCGCAGCGTCGCGCGCGCGACTGATTGCGCGTACCGAGATTGGCCGGGCATCCACTGCGCTGACACAGGCCCGCTCTCTTGCCCTGGGCTCAACTGGCTATATCTGGCGCACCGCCGAAGATGGTGATGTGCGTCACTCGCATGCGGAGATGGAAGGCAAGTTTGTCAGCTGGGATAGACCGCCAACGCTTGACGGCTTAACTGGCCATGCTGGCGCGCTGCCTAACTGTCGTTGTTACTGTGAGGTTGTTCTTCCCCATGCAAATGTCGTCAGCCTGCCAACGGGTGACAGGATCCGCCGTGTCATAACGGTCGATGGCAAACCAGTCAGGGTTGCCGCTATCAAAATCAAACGAGCTGCTTAGGCAGCTTTTTTTACGCCTGCAGGTAACCGATGAAATATCTCTTTAATACCCGCCTGGGTGAAACCCGTTACCGGCTGGCTGACGGTTCGTTGCTGTGCAAAGACGTCCCGATTGGGCGCACAGGTTCACAGCTTTACAGCGCGCTGGACCTGCCAAAGCTTGAGCCGGATTCAGACGGGGAAATTGTCGTCGAGCGCACCGCTGATGAGGTTTTCAGCCCGGAAACGCTCGCATCCTTTGAGGGTATGACTGTCACCATCCTTCACCCCGAGGATGAAAAAGGGAATATCAAATTTGTCGATCCGGAGAACTGGCGGGAGTTAGCCGTTGGTCACCTTCAAAACGTGCGCCGGGGTACAGGCTCACAGTCAGACCTGATGATTGCAGACCTCATCATCAAGGATGAAGAGGCGATCGACTACATCGAAAACGGGCTGCGCGAAGTTTCGTGCGGTTACGACGCCGAGTATCAGCAAACCGCCATCGGCAAGGCAAAGCAGTACCAAATTACCGGAAACCATGTGGCTCTCGTCCCAAATGGCAGGGCCGGATCACGTTGCGCAATTGGAGACAGAAACACGATGGCAACTAAACAAAACTGGTTCACTCGCTTAAAACGCGCTGTGAAAACAGGCGATGCAGACACCATGAATGAACTTCTGGAGTCGCCGCCGTCGAGCATGACGGGCGATGAAGGTGGCGATTTACCGCAGGGCGTTAATCTCAATATCAACCTGGCGCCACAGCATCCCATGCCGGACCGTGATCCGGAAATGGGTGGGCTCAAGACTGGCGACAATGAAGAGCAGATTCCGCCTTGGGCGGCGGCGATCATCGCGCGTCTCGACAAGCTGGAGGGTAAAACCACAGACAGCAGCGATGACGAAGAAGATAAGCGCAAAACGGGTGACTCAGACGATGAGGACAAAGAGAAGCCAGTGACCGCCACGGGCGACTCTGCTTATCGTGCAGAACTCATCATGCCCGGTATCGACCTTACCCAGGCCATGAAGCCCACGGCGTTCAAACGTCATGTGCTGGCCTCAGCTGATCAGGCGCTGGTGCGTCAGATTGTGGGTGATGCGGCAATCAAGCAACTGCCCAAACCGCAGGTTGAAATGGCGTTCACCGCTGTTTCTGAACTGGCCAAAGGCCGCAACACTCAGGCTCTGCGCACAACCGACAGCATGCGTAAGCCTGGCAATTCGAACGCTGACCTCAACCAGCAAAACAAAGATTTCTGGTCTAAACGCTAAGGAAAATCCATGAGCAATGCACTTCTCTACCGGATGCCTGTTGGCAAGGCCGGTTCAATCTCACGCCCGCAGGATTTGACGGTCGAGCCGGTCATTCTGAACTCAGCCAATCCTTTCTCTGCTTATGGGCTGGTGGGCAAGTTCGTCAACGGTATGTTTGTCCCACTTAGCGACGGCGACACAGCCGCTGTTTTTCAGGGCATCTACGTTCGTCCTTATCCCACAACTTCTACGCCTGACATGGTTCGCCAGGTTGGCGCAGATAAAAACTTTCCCGGCGATGCAATGAAGCGCGGCTATATGACGGTCAGCGTTGGCGCGGATGCCACCACCATCACGAAGGGCGCGGCGGTAAACGTCGTTGTCAGTCTGGATTCATCCATCAATGTGCCGTTGGGTGGTTTTTTGGCTACCCCCATCAACGGTAAAACAGTCGTGCTGCCTAACGCGCAGTTCACTGGTGCGGGCGATGCCGACGGCAACGCCGAAATTTCCTACAAGATTTAAGGACTGAAAATGCAGACTTTTGACCAACGCACCATTGATGGCACTGGTGCCTTTCTGGTTGGGGAGCTTGAGCGCCTCGACCAGACACTGAATGCGCCTCTGGTTAGCTATACCTGGTCGCGTGACATCCAGTTACGCGAAGACGTTTCGATTGCCGACGATATATCGAGCTGGACCAACACCAGTTTTGCTGCGGCCGGTTCCGGTGCGAATCCCAACGGCAAAAACTGGGTAGGTAAAGACTCGACCGCGATTGCTGGCGTGAGCGTCGATATCGATAAAGCCGGTAATCCGCTCAACCTCTGGGGCATGGAACTTGGCTGGACCGTTATCGAACTGAAGGCTGCTGAACAGGTTGGACGCCCGATCGACACTCAGAAGTATGAAGGCATGCAGCTTAAGTGGCAGATGGACAATGACGAACAGGTTTACGTAGGTGACACCGCGCTGAACCTTAAAGGCTTGTTCAATCTCAATGGCGTCACCCTCAATAACGCGCCGAAAACGTGGGCTAACTCTACCAATGATGAAATTCTTGATAGCGTTAACTCGATCCTGAACGATGGCTGGCTGGCATCTGGCTATTCAGTTGTGCCGTCAAGCCTCCGCATTCCGCCGATCCAGTATTCATTACTGGCCAGCCGCAAGGTTTCAGAGGCGGGCAATATGTCGCTTCTAACCTACCTGGCAACAAATACCATCGCTTTCCATAACAATGGTCAGCCGCTGGATATTAAGCCTGTTAAATGGCTGACCGGTCGGGGCGTAGGCGGTAAAGACCGTATGGTGGCTTATACCAACGATAAAAAATACGTGCGTTATCCGCTCATCGCGCTGCGCAGTATCCCGATTCAGTATCGGGGCCTTTATCAACTGGTGACCTATTACGGCAAGCTGGGCGCAGTTGAGCCGGTTTACCGAGAAACCATTGCCTATAAAGACGGCATCTGATCCCCTTTTACAAGCCCCCGCGGGGGCTTTACCGGAGCCTGGCATGGCAAAGAAAACACAGGTAGAAATTCTGGTTCACACGCCTTTTACCTTTACGGACGCAAAAGGGGAAAAGGTAAAATTCGATGCAGGCCGCCACAACGTTGATAAAGACGTTTCAGAGCACTGGTTTGTCGTTGCTCATTCCAATCAAACGGGCGGAACTTCAACCAGTGGCAGTGATGAGGAATTACAGGCACAGATCGACAGCCTTAAAACTGAACTGGATGAAAAGGCCAAAACCATCGCTGATCTGAATGAGCAGATCGAAGCGAAGGATAAAGCCAATTCGGTCCTTTCAGAACAGTTGGAAACACTGAAAGCCGCTAAGGAAAAATAATATGGCGAAGAATGAAACGCTACCCACGGTAGAACAGTTTCGCGTCGCTTTTCCTCAGTTCGCCGATCCGGCCAGATTTCCCGATATTCCTATCACTTTCCGCCTCAACCTTGCCGACATCATGCTGAGTGAAAACACCACGGGTAAACAGATGTTCCCTTACCTGGCGGGCCTGTTTGTTGCTCATTACATGACGCTCTGGCTGGCTGACTCTAAGGCGGAATTGATGGGCGGCGCGGGTGGTTCAACCAACGGCGTGCAGGCGTCGAAATCGGTCGATAAGGTCAGCGTGAGCTATGACACTGGCGCGACGCTGAACCCTGACGCGGGATTCTGGAACAACACGCGCTATGGCGCTGAGTTCTGGCAATTAATCATCATGTTCGGGGCCGGAGGCCGTCAGCTATGAAATCGGGGCTCACCATTCGCAGCGATAACGCTGCTGCCATTTTGGCTGCGCTCAAATCCATCGCTGATAAAGACGTGCTGGTGGGCATTCCGGAAGAAAAAAGCGAGCGCGATGACGTGCCGTTCGGCAATGCCGGGATCGGCTATATCAATGAAAACGGTTCGCCTAAGCAAAACATACCGGCGCGTCCTCATCTGGTACCAGGCGTGCGTTCTGTTCAGGACCAGACATTGCCCGAACTACGTTCAGCGGCACAGGCTGCGCTCAGTGGTAACGCCGCGGCGGCGGATCTGGCCCTCAATCGTGCGGGCGTTTTAGCCGCTAATGGCGTGAAGCGCTATATCACGATCGCCAACTTCACCCCGCTGGCGGAATCCACGCTTGCCGCCCGGGCGAGTCGCGGGCGAAAAGGTGCTGCGATTGAACTGGAACGCCGTGCTGCCGGGGCTGCGCCGGATAATGCCAATGCGCGACCGCTCATTGATACCGGCCAGTATCGGCGCGCCATTACCTCAGTCGTGAGGGCTAAAAATGCCAACTCTTGATGTTTCCGATGTGCTGATGTCGCCGGAGTTTTGCGACACAGAATTGTGGTACCGCCGTAACGCCCAGACGGTCGATGCGGACGGAATGGCGTCAAATGAGGTCACACGACAGCAGTTTGCTGGCGTGGTGACTGTCGACCGCTCCCTTGAGGCCCGGCGTATGGAAGCCGGCCAGGTTATCGCCGGTGCAATTCTGGTCATCACCCCGACCCGGTTAATCAGCGGTAAAACCGCGCTGGATGCGGATATCGTTGAATACGCTGGCGCGGATTACCGTGTCACCTTCGTGGATCCGTATCCGCGTTATGGTGCCGGTTTTGTTCAGGCTCACTGTGAGCTACAACCGTTTGACGGTGGCGCAAATGAGCAATGACAGCACACAGGCGGGGTATCTGACGCCTCTCAGCGCGCCACAGGCTTACGATGAATCGCTTGAACGTCTGCTCAGCCGATGGGTTAAAGCGCTTTGTAGCCTTCCTGACGGGATGGTGCGACCGCGCTGGACGCCGGTTCAGGCGGCAATGCCTGCGCAGGAGGTTAACTGGTGCGGATTCGGGATCACCGGCTTTACCGGGGATGATTCCCCGGCGTTTGTGCAGCAGTCGGAAGATGATGCTCAGATGTGGCGCCATGAAATTGTTGAATGTATGGCCTCTTTTTATGGTCCGTCGAGCCAGCAAATTGCCACGCTTTTTCGCGATGGCATGCAGATCCCCCAGAACAACGCAGAGCTAAACAGCATTGGATTGTCATTTTTCGATGCCAGTCCCGTTTCGTCATTCCCCGAACTCATCAACAACCAGTGGGTGCGTCGCTACGACGTCACCGTGCGCATGCGCCGTAAAGTGATCCGCGATTATGGGGTTAAAAGCCTTATCGACGGACAAATTTCAATCTTCGGAGAGTAACCTATGTCACAGGGATTACCTGTATCCAACGTGGTCAACGTTGATGTGCTGCTGTCGCCAACGGCGGCAACGGGGCGCAACTTTGGATCGCTGCTCATTCTCGGCACATCAACGGTTATCCCTGTGTCCGAGCGAATCCGCCTTTATACGTCATCCTCCGATATCGGTAGCGATTTTGGTACTGACAGCCCGGAGTATCAGGCGGCGCTGGTCTATTTCTCGCAGTCGCCCGCGCCCACGCAGGTTTATATCGGTCGCTGGGCAAAGACGCTTAAATCTTCGGAGCAAGGACCAGCCGAAAGCATGCTGCAGGCCGTCAACGCCGCATTGCAGTTCAATAACTGGTATGGCCTGGCAATTGCAGACAGCGCGAACCTGCAGGACGCTGATTTGCTGACGGTGGCCGCAGCGGTACAGGGCGCGAGCGTCAGCCGTATTCTGGCGGTTTCAACATCCGATCCGAAGGTGCTCGTTACGGGTGACACGTCTAATATCGGCTACAAACTGAAAGCGGGCAGTTTTGGTCGGACGTTCTGGCAGTACAGTTCCACAAGCAAATACGCGGCGATTTCGGCGTTTGGTCGTGGCTTTACCGTTAATTTTAACGGCTTCAATACCGCCATTACGCTGAAATTCAAACAGGAGCCGGGCATCACTTACGAGGTGCTGACCAGCCCGCAAGCCGCCGCCATCGATGCCATTAACGGTAACGTGTTTGTGTACTACGCCAACGACACCGCCATCCTGCAGCAGGGTGTAATGGCAAACGGCGATTTCTTTGACGAGCGCCACGGCCTGGACTGGCTGCAGAACTATGTTCAGACAAATTATTTTAACCTGCTCTACACCTCCCTGAACAAAATCCCTCAGACCGACGCTGGCGGTACGCGCCTGCTCGCGAACGTAGAGGATTCAATGGACCAGGCGGTAACAAATGGCCTGATTGCGCCAGGCGTCTGGACAGGTGGTCCGCTGGGCGAACTGTCGTCCGGCGATACGCTGACAAAAGGCTATTACGCCTATATTCAGCCGATGGCCCAGCAGGCACAGGCAGACCGACAGAAGCGAAAAGCGCCGCCTGTTCAGGTGGCCTGTAAGCTGGCCGGTGCCATTCATTATGGCGACGTCATGATCAACGTAGTGCGCTAAGGGGAAACTGATGCCTACATATTCATTTATGGACGTCACGGCGTCCCTTACCGGCCCGTCCGGCGCGCTTGACCTGGGTTATGGCTCTGCGAACTCCGATGAGGGGATCGTGGTTGCGATGTCAGAGGCGAAAAACACCATGACAACGGGTGCTGACGGCGAAGGCATGCACAGCCTGCACGCAGGCAAAGCCGGTACTGTCACCGTTAACCTGCTGAAAACATCGCCGCTCAATAAAAAGTTATCAATCATGTACAACGCACAGAGCCTTTCCTCAACGCTCTGGGGCAACAACGTTATCGTGGTGCGTAACACCGCATCGGGTGATTTAGTCACCGCGCGCGGGTGTGCATTCCAGAAACAGCCGGATTTCAGCAATCCGAAGGTAGCGGGCATTGTTGCCTGGGTATTTGACTGCATCAAAATTGATGAACTGCTCGGGGAGTATTAACAGATGGAATTTCAGATTAAAGGGATCGATTACCGCACCTCGAAACTCAGCGTTTTCGATCAGCTGAAAGTGTCACGCAAACTGCTACCGATTCTGGCGGGTCTGCTGGCTGAGTATGGCAGCATTCGCGACATGTTTCCGAAGGAGGCTGGCACTGATACCGATGCGAAGGCTTACGGCGCAATTTTCGAAAAAATCCTGCCCAAAGTAGCTGACCAGCTGGCGGCACTCAGTGAAGACGACACCAACGCGATTATTTTTCCGTGCCTGTCTGTCGTCTCACGCCGTCAGGACAAATCATCATGGGTGCCGGTGGCGCGCCAGAATGAACTGATGTTTGACGACATCGATTTGCTGAGCATGCTGCAGATGGTTGGTCGCGTGGTGGGCGACAGCCTGGGAAATTTTTTGCCCGCACTCCCCGACAAAGAGACGCCGCCCCCGCCAGCGGCCTGATGCTCGACACGCTTCCGGATGGTGAAGATTACCTGATGCGCCCGGTTGACGCCGGGTACATCAGTTATTCGGATCTGAAAAACGGCAGTGTGGATCTGGCAGACATTGCCCGCATGAATGACTGGCTGGACCTCAAAGCCGATAACAACGCGCGGATCCGCCGCTGGGAGCAACAAAACCCATGAATGCCGAAACTATAAAGGACTTTCTGGTCAGCCTGGGTTTTCAGGTTGATGAGGCCGGTTCGCGTAAATTTGACGCAGTGGTGGCCGGTACAACGCTGCAGGTTGTGAAGCTGGGCGCCGCCGTCGAAGGCGCGGCGCTCTCCATCCTCGCCTATACAGCAAAGATAGCCAGCGGCCTCGACCAGCTTTACTGGTCATCGCAGCGCACAGGCGCAACGGCTGCGGGTATACAGCAGATTGGTTATGCCGTTTCCCAACTGGGCGGTACCGCAGAGGGCGCGCGCTCGTCGCTGGAGAGTCTGGCGCGCTTCATGCGTAACAGTCCCGGCGCTGAGGGTTTTCTTAATCGTCTCGGCGTTCAGACCCGCGACGCCAGCGGCAACATGCGCGACATGGCCAGCATTTTTACGGGTGTAGGCGATAAGCTGCGCAATATGCCGTATTACCGCGCCAGCCAGTACGCGCAGATGCTGGGCATAGATGAAAACACGTTACTGGCAATGCGCCGTGGCGTGGGCCAGTTCAGTGCGCAGTATACACAGATGGCGAAGGCGATCGGTTTCAATGCGGATCAGGCTGCTGTCAGTTCTAATCGCTTCATGACGTCACTGCGGTCGTTCGGTCAGATGGCATCGATGGCGCGGGATAAAATCGGTTCCAGCTTAAGTGAGGGCCTGGCCGGCTCCATTGATAATCTGCGCAAACAGATTATCGATAACTTCCCGAAAATAGAGCAGGCCATCACCAGTGGCGTTAAAGGCATACTGTGGCTGGCTGACGTCATAGGACGGGTTGTTTTCAGGCTCATTCAGGCTGCTGGTGACATCAAAGAGTGGTGGGGCTCGCTCGACAGAGCCACGCAGGGATTAATAGCCACGCTGGGTGGGCTGCTTCTTGCCTGGCGTGTTCTTAACAGCGCTTTCATGAGGTCACCGATCGGTATGGTGACCATGCTGATCGGTACGCTTGCACTGCTTTATGACGATTACCGGACATGGAAAGAGGGCGGTAAAAGCCTGATTGACTGGAGCCAGTGGGAACCCTCGATTAACAAAGCCATTTCAGCAATGAAGTGGATAAAAAACACGTTGCTGGATATGACGGGCGGCGTGAGTGGCCTGCAAAATGCATTCGAGGTGCTGGCAGTGTTTGTTGCCGGTAGCTGGGCTTTGCGGATGCTCACCGGAATTGCCCGAGTCAGCAAAGGATTCTCGCCCTTACTCGCAGCCATAGTGGCAGTCAGTGCGTGGGACAAAATCGGGAAAACGCAGGAAGAAGCAAAAAGCCAGGGTAAAAACGTCGGCCAGTATCTGGTTGACCGAATGAATCAGAATCAGGGCAGCAGTGGCGGTCTGCTTGGGCAGGCTGACAGTCTTCTGAATCAGGCTTATTCCTGGTGGGCGGGAATTTCCGGTACCAATGGTGCGACGAATGCCTATGACGCCTACGGGACTGTAAAGCGACCGCAGCCGACCAAAGCGGGCGCGGCGTTGCTTGGCTGGATGCAACCGGCCTTACAGCGGCTTGAGCAACTTTACCGGCTTCCCGAAGGTTTGCTGCGCAGCGTGGCAATTGCAGAATCGTCCGGTGACCCTATGGCGATGTCTGGCGCGGGCGCTGAGGGGCTTTTCCAGTTGATGCCCGGCACTGCTCAGGATTTGGGATTAAAAAACGGTGAAGCGTTTGACCCGATGAAATCCGCGCAGGCTGCAGCGAAGTACCTTTCTCAATTGCTCAAATCCAACGGCGGCGACCTCAGCAAAGCGCTGGCGTCATATAACTGGGGGATTGGCAACGTGCAGGAGCACGGCATGGCGTTACTACCCGAGGAAACACGCAACTATATCCCGCGTGTAATGAGCAACATGCCTTCCGGTGGTGCGCAAATCAATCAGGAAACCAACATTCACATTCATGGCGTGACCGATCCGGGGCAGGCGGGCAAAGCCGTTGCCGATCAGCAGACATCAGTCAATTCCCGTATCAGCCAGGCATTATCAACGGGGCCGCGGTAATGGATATTTTATCAACGCTGTTTTCTCTGCAGAGCCGAAAAATAGGGATGATGATCCCTGACGTGGTGGTCAGCGAAAAGCACAGTGACACGCTGGAAATCACTGAACACCCCGTCGAGGATAAAGCCCCGGTTGCCGATCATGCTTTTCGCCGGCCTTCTGAGGTTGTCATGGAGGTGGGGTTTGCCGGGGGCGGTTCTCTGCTGGATTTGGTCAACCTGTCGCCCATTGGCCTCAGTATTGGCATGAGTCCAAAAGAGGTTTACGCCGAACTGCTGACGTTGCAGAGAAACCGCGTTCCGTTCAGCGTTACAACCGGCAAGCGCATTTACAACAACATGCTGATCAAAGTGTTGGAGGTCATAACAGATAAACAGACAGAAAATGTCTTATCGGCGACTTTGACCTTGCGCGAGGTATTGATCACGTCCACTAAAACCATTTCAGTGGCGGACAAAGCTGATATGAGTCAGGGCGTCAGCACGTCCGCCGTCCAGAACTCTGGTGTTAAATCGTCGAAGCCGGTTAATCAGTCGCTTCTTTCATCTATAGCCGGTCTTTTTTAGGGAGGAGCAATGCAGGTTAACGAAATCCCGCTTTCTCCCGACAACCAGCAATTCAGTATTGCTGTTAACGGTGTCAGCTACCAGCTGCGCTCCCTCTGGCGCGACGGCGCCGGATGGATTGTTGATTTGATGGATGCCAGCGGTGCGCCTGTTGTTTCAGATATTCCACTGGTGACCGGGGCCAACCTTCTGTCGCAGTACGCTTACCTCAATCTCGGCTTTGCTCTGGTCGTTATCTGCGACGATCCCGGACAGGACTATCCAACCAAAACCGATCTGGGAATTAAAAGCCATTTACTGGTTGTCACGGAGTAACCATGTCTCAAAACTGGATGCGTCATTTCGAGTTGCAGATCCTGTCTGAAAACGGGCAGGGCATCAGCCTCAGCGATTTTAAGGTGGTATTCAATATCACCTGGACAGACACGCGCTGGCCACGTGTGGCAATGGTTCGGATCTACAACCTGTCAAAAGACACCAGTTCGCGAATACTGGGTAAAGAGTTTGCGAAAATAAAAATCATCGCTGGCTATGACGGCATGGCGCAGGCGGTTGATGCCAGTCAGGTGGGTAATGTCACCCAGTTATCAGCCGATCAGGTCGGCCAGACGGGCGGTACCAACTTCGGTGAAATTTTTAGTGGCGACATCCGCTTTACGATTACCGGGCGTGATAACCCGACTGATACGTGGGTGCTTATTCAGGCCATAGACGGGCATCAGGCGTTTATGAATGCCACTGTGTCCAAAACACTCGCAGCCGGTTATACGGTCGCTGATGTGCATGCTGCAGCGATGGACAGCTTTAGTCCTTTCGGCGTCAGCCAGGGCATTACCGGCGATATGCCGCCGACTATGTTCCCGCGCGGACGCGTCATTTATCAGTCCACGCGTGATGTCATGGACAACGTGGCCGCGCAAAGCGGTGCGACATGGCAGCTGGTGGACGGACAGGCGCAGATGGTGCCTGTCAATAAATACATTCATGAGGCAGTTGTGCTAAACAGCGATACTGGCCTGATCGGGATGCCGCAGCAGACCATGGGGGCGGGCGTCAACGTCCGCTGCCTTATCAATCCAAACATCCGTCTAAACGGACTAATCGAAATTGACCAGGCTTCGGTTTACCGGGCGAGCCTTTCGGCGGATGAGGTCAAAGCACTACCCAGTCGTGCCAGTGAGGCCAACACGAACGGCAACCTGTCGGTAAACGGAACATTGCAACAGCCCGCAAGTATTGCGGCAGACGGCGTGTATATCGTGAAGGCTATCGATTATACTGGCGATACCAGAGGCCAGGCGTGGTACATGGATTTGATGTGCTTCGCGCGAGGTTCGGCTGACCTTCAATCGGCAGGCACTTTAAATAGGAGCGCTGGGGAGTGAAAGGAATTGTACTTATAGCCTTTTCTATACTGACTTTTTCAGCTATTGCAAATGATGATCAGCCCAGACCACTAATGCAGTGTGGTCCCTTTACTTTGTCATCAAGTAACGATGGATTCATGCATATCAATAATGTCCGGCCTGAAACCCAAAAGTTCAGATTTTTAGGTGAACAGGGGGACTACAAAAATTTATCGTATCAATGGATAGTGCAACGCGGCGACGCGCCCGGCTGGTACGGCATGGATTACATCAAGCGAAATGGCAAAGCTATCCTGAACGTCGAAGCGATCCGCAGCAACATAGACCAGCCTCGAGTGTTCGGGACTTATGATTGTATTAAGGTTAAGTAATTGAATCGCACTAATGAGGTAAGGAAAATATAGTTAAACGCAGCTTAACATTTGTTGGATAATCCAGAGAATAAGGTGTAATATTTCCGCACACTAAATTAGTTATCTCTGGGGTTTTATTATGAATGCTTCGTATATCATTCTTGGAATATTTGGCGCTGGGGCAATCTGCGCTTGGTTTATAACCTACAAAATTTTAAAAAAACGACATGATGAAAAGCTGAATAAACTAGAGTTTGAAACAAGAAGTTTGATTGATTCTGAAATAAATGAAAAAGAAATAGCTATCAATGCTGCTATTTTAGAAAAAAACGATACAGTTGAGAAATACAAGAATAGAGATATTTTGCGCGAAGCTGAGCACGGAAAGCTTCTAAATGAGTTAAATAAGGTTATTGAGTTTCATAAAAATCGAAGTAAATCAATTTTCAATAAGGCGGTTGATTTTGCTTTCGATTTTGAAAGGATTTATAAAGAACAGCATGATAATGCCCAGCAAGAAATACAAAAAGTATTGGATGATACTTACCGATACAAAAGAAGAACCTTGCTCAGTTCTGTGACGTTAAAAAACTTTGAAAGAAAGTTAGAAGAAATAAGAAAGGAAAGCATGATATACCAGAGTTTGATAGTAAAGTATGACTATTTTGAACTGGTAGATAATTCTGACTGGGATCAAGTTGAAAAGGAGTTTAGAGATAAAGTATTGGCCCTTCAAGAGGCTCAGGACGAACGCGAAGCACAGAATGAAATTAAACGTCAGATTCGCGAGGAACGCCAGAGGGCGGAAGAGCTAGAGAAGCAGCAATTAGAAGCAGAAGAAAAAGAGCTTGAATTAGAAGCCCGAAGAAAAGCAATTGAGGAAGCCTTACTTGCTGCTGACGAAGACCATCGCTTAGAGCTTGAGGAAACGCGTCGAAAACTTGAGCAAGAGATTGAAGAAGTACACAAGCAATATGAAAGAGCTAAATCTATGGCGCAAATGACTAAGCAGGGCCATGTTTATATAATTTCTAACGTTGGTTCGTTTGGTGAAAACGTATTCAAAATAGGAATGACACGGCGTTTGGAGCCATTGGATCGCGTGACTGAATTAAGCGGTGCAAGTGTGCCATTTGAATTTGATGTGCATGCGATGATAAATTGTGAGGATGCTCCTGCATTGGAAGCTAAGTTACATAATCTCCTTAAAGCTGATCGCATAAATAAAGTAAATCACCGTAAAGAGTTCTTTAAAACCGATATTGATAAAATCATTAAGTGTGTTGAGGAAAATCACGGTATAGTTGAGTATGTTGTGAATCCTGCTGCTCTGCAATACTATAGAACATTGGAAATTAACAGTGAATTTAAAGAAGCTAAAGATTCTGTTTTAGCATCGTGACATACCAAGATTTCATAACCCGCTTCGGCGGGTTTTTTTATGCCTGGAGAAAAGAAAATGGCGGTAACCCCTCAGTCTCTGGCCGGTGGTGAAGAGCAGGCATTGAAAGTCCTTTCGGACACCATCTTTTCAATGCTTCGTGTATCTATGCCTGGAATTATCGAATCATTCGACCCTGTGGCCTGCACATGCAGCATTCAACCAGCGCTTAAAGGCCGGGTGGCTGATGCGCTAGGGAATATGAAATCAGCACCTTTGCCGGTGCTGGTGGATGTGCCGGTTATATTTCCACGCGGCGGCGGCTGCACCATCACTTTTCCGGTAAAAGCCGGCGACGAATGCCTGGTGATATTTTCTGACCGCTGCATCGATTTCTGGTGGCAGAACGGCGGCGTTCAGGAGCCCGTAGACCAGCGCCAGCATGACTTATCCGATGCTTTTGCCATCGTTGGTCCTCTGTCACAGGCGCAGAAAATATCCGGCATCAGCACCACTTCCGTGCAGGTTCGCACCGACGATGGCAGCAGCTTTATCGAACTGATGCAGGACGGCAACGTGAACATCACCACGCCACTGCTTACAGTGAACGGCAACGTTCAGGTCAACGGTACCGTGAAATCTACCGGCGATCAGGTGGCGAAAGGCATCAGCCAGACCGGACACGTTCACTCTGGCGTGCAGTCAGGCGGCAGTAAAACGGGCGGCCCGCAATGAGATACCGACGCGAAGACGACGACGGCGACTATACGTTTGGCCGTGGCGATGATACCTGGCTGATTAACTCACCCGAGGCGGTGGCGCAGGCAGTGAAAACGCGCTTTCTGCTCTGGTACGGTCAGTGGTTCCTTGATACCACGGCGGGAACGCCATGGATACAGTCGGTATTGGGTAAGCAGAAGCCTGAAACCTACAACTTAGCCATACGCCAGCGGCTCCTTGAGACGCAGGGCGTTAAATCAATCATCTCGTTCAATACTGACCTCAACAGCAAAACGCGCCGGGTGACCTTCACGGCGACGATTGACACCATCTACGGGACAACGACCGTTAACAGCGAGGCGTAATGGCTCTCAACTTAGACACACTGGGTTTATCGGCAACGATAAACGCCCAGGGAATCAGCGCGCCTGATTACCAGACAATCCTTTCCTCTCTGACGGATTATTTCCTGCAGATTTATGGCGCTGATGCCTACCTCGATCCGGACAGTAAAGACGGCCAGATGGTGGCACTGGTGGCGCTGGCCATTCACGATGCTAATAACACCGCCATTGCGGTTTACAACTCGTTTTCGCCGTCAACGGGCATGACCGACGCGCTTTCACGTAACGTTAAAATTAACGGTATCAGTCGCCGCGCGGCCACGAACTCAACCACTGACCTGACTCTGAGCGGTACGGCCGGGGCCACGATTATTAACGGTTCAGCCAAAGACACTAACGGCATTGTCTGGAATCTGCCCGCAAGCGTGACCATCGGCCCGGGCGGAACCGTGATTGCCACGTCAACCTGTGCGGTGTCGGGCGCTGTTGCCGCTATTGCGGGCTCAGTCAATACCATAAACACGCCAACGCGTGGGTGGCTTAGCGTGACCAATGTGTCAGCGGCCACGGTGGGCAGTGCAGCAGAAAAGGACTCAGAGCTACGCATCCGCCAGCGGCAGAGTGTTGCGCTTCCGTCCCTGACGCCATTTGCAGCGCTGGACGGGGCGATCGCGAATGTTACCGGCGTGACACGTCACAAACTCTATGAAAACGACACCGGGAGCCAGGACGCAAACGGACTGCCTGCGCACTCCGTAGCGGCAATTGTTGACGGTGGAGACGTGAACGTGATTGCTCAGGTGATTCAGGGCAAAAAGGGGCAGGGCGTCGCCACGTTTGGCAGTACCTCCGTTACCGTGCCTGACGCGTGGCAAAACCCCCACACCATCAGTTTTTCAAGGTCATCCCCGGTACCTGTGTTTGTGGCCATCACGCTTAAGGTGTTTCAGGGCTACACGACGCAGGTAGGTAATGACATCAAAAAGGCGATTGCGGATTACGTTAACTCGCTGGACATCGGCGATGATCTGCTGCTGAGCCGGGTTTACTCACCGGCAAACCTCGGCGTGGTGAGCGGGGGCGAGAGCCGGTATTACGACATCAACAGCCTGCAGATCGGGCGTTCTGCGGCAACGGTCGCACCGGCCAATATCGTGACGGCGTTTAACGAGGCCGTGACCTGTTCAGTGGACAACATCACAGTTACGGTGGCGTCATGAGCAGATACACCGACCTGATAACGAATTATCACCGGACTAAGCCGCTTTTTACACAGCATGTCGATTTGTCCACACGCCCCCTCACGGATACCGGCAGTGCCATGGACGGGCTCCTGACGGCCTTTGATATCGATCAGGCCGTGGGCGTTCAGCTGGACACCCTCGGGGAATGGATAGGCCGGAGCCGCACGGTGGCCATACCTATTTCAGGGGTTTATTTCTCCTTTGATACGGATGGTCTGGGCTGGGATCAGGGTGTCTGGCAGGGGCCGTATGATCCGGACAGCGGCTATACCCGTCTCAGTGATGAAACCTACCGGATTATCCTCAAAGCCAAAATCGCTATTAACAACTGGGACGGCACCAACGGTTCGTTAAAAGGAATTCTGGATAACGCGCTGGCCGGTTCCGGCCTGACGATGCAGATCGTAGACGGCCAGGACATGACAGTCGGGCTTTGGGTGTTTCCTGAAAAGGATATCAGCCTGGTGTCGAGAGAACTCATTGCGGCCATCCGTCAGGGCTATCTGACAGTAAAAGCAGCGGGCGTATTTGCCGGAAGTATTCAAATCCCCTCGGTCATCACACCGTCTGAGGGAAGTACATTTTTTGGTTTCGATATGGAAAACGGGTTCATATCGGGCTTTGACAGCGGCGCATGGGAGACGAAACTCTGATGTCAGTGAACAATTTTAAAGCTTTCGCAACGGACGCAAGTGCGAACGTCACATCGCAGGGTGACTATGAAAATCTCCCTGCACTCCTGACGGGTTTTCAGTCGGGCAAAGCTTCCTCAGCACAAATCAACAAGGCGCTGAGGCAGTCCACAACAGTGGCTGCAATGGTAGGACAGATTATTGCTGCTGCCGGGCTGGACGCAAAAGACAATGGCGACATTGCCACGCTGTTATCTAATTTCGTCACCGCTCTTATACCTGCTCTGGGGATCGACAGATATGAGCAGACACCCGACGAAACGCATATCCGCTCACCGGACAAGAAAAGCTACATTCTGGTAAATAACAATGGCTGGGGCGCATGGAATACCGATACCGGTATTATTCCGCTGGCGCTGGGTAATGGCGGTACCGGCGCGAAAAACGCATCTGATGCCCGTAAAAATCTTAACTTACAGGGCTTCTCGTCAACCAATGATCAGTCTGCGGGCGCTTATAACTACATGCTGTCGCCCAATAACAATTATTCGCTTGTTATGGCCAACAGCGGGACGTGGGGCGCTCAGGATTCAACAGGCAAGACTATCCCCCTGCCAGTGGACAGGGGCGGCACGGGCGCGGTAAACCCGGCAGATGCGAGGACTAACCTCGGACTGAAAGCGCTTTCAGTCCAGGATACAGCACCTGTCGCAAACGGCGGCACAGGAGCAACAACAGCCGACGCCGCGAGGACTAATCTCGGGCTGGGTCCCGTCGCAACAATGACCACGGTTCCGGTAGCAAGCGGGGGGACTGGCGCGACAACGGCGGCAGACGCAAGAACCAACCTCGGACTGGGTAATGCCTCCACTTATACTGTGGGTTCTGGCCCGAATCAGATCCCGGACATGAATTCATTTACCAAAGGAAGTGGGTGGCAGAAATTGCCGGGCGGGAAAATCCTGCAGTGGTTCCAGGTCACCACAAGTACGTCAGCGGCTGTTCAGGTAAGTTTCCCCATCCCGTTCATGTCCGGTGCAAATATGATTGTTGCCTCTCCTGTCGATGTGAATGTGCCTAACTGGGCGTCAGCAGCGATTTATAACGCCAGCTCATGCCTGGTTTCAGCGTATGACGGCAGCAAGGTTCGCGTCGCCACAACCGTTTATATCTTCGCCATAGGGGAATGATTGATGTACATGTACAGCGCCAAAAATAACGCTTTTTACCCTCTGTCACTGAAAGAAAATTACGAGGCCGCAGGTTCATGGCCGGATGACGGGAAAGAGGTAGATGAGGCAGTGTTCAGCACATTCACGAATGCGCCGGCAGGAAAAACGAGGGTGGCGGGAGCAGATGGTTTGCCTGCCTGGGGAGATATTCCACCGCCAACAAAAGAGGAACTGGTGGCTGTGTCGGTAACGAAAAAAACAAACCTGATGGCTGCAGCGACTGTCGCAATCGATCCACTCCAGGATGCTGTCGATCTGAATATGGCGACGGATGCGGAAAAAGCACAGCTGAACAACTGGAAGAAATATCGTGTACTGCTTAACCGTGTTGATACGTCTACGGCACCTGATATTACTTGGCCTGACCAACCAAAATAAAAAAAGCCCGACGACCGGGCAAAGACTAAACCGCTCCCGTCTTCGCAGGTTTACGGGGTGGGTGCTTAAAGTTTAGTCACACTCCGCAACACTTCCAAATAAAATCCCTTTCCCACCAAAGCCTTTACAAATCTCCCAACCGCAGCGGCTTGAACATTTTTCTCAAAAGATAATACTGTTTTTATATACAGTGTTTTTTGAGGGCGTGTTCATGCCGCGCTATGGCGATATCAGGGTGTCTTTTTTTGAGGCGATTAAGCGTTCGCCAAAGTATGGCGTCACCGTTTCTACATCTGACTTTGTGGCTGAACTTGCAAAGCGTAACTGGGAATTCAGCCACAAGCAGGCCAACGAATGGATAGCTCAGAACGTGATGACGTTCCGGGATCAGTCGCCAGGAGAAGGTGAAAACCGACTATGGCAGCGTTTCTATCACTACGGAGATTACTGATATGGGATTTCCTTCTCCTGCGGCAGACTTCGTTGAGAGCCGCATAGATCTGAACAATTTGATGATTCACCATCCGTCTGACACCATGCGCATTGAAACGCCTCGAGGCTTTGTTTTGGTTGACCGGTCACTAACGCCATTGCCGGGTAAAAAGGTTGTCTGGCAGGTGGACGGTTATCCCATGGTCGGAAAGTATTTTAAGGGTGGGATTATTACGGAAGATGGCGAGACAATCGACGGGGAATCGCTGGAGGGGGTGGTGATGTTGGGCGTTGTGACGTTTGAAGTGCTCGACGTTTACGATGCTCGTTGGCTACCTATATAACCGTATATAATTAAAAAGCAGCACTTAAGCTGCTTTTTAGTGTAATTATAGAAATGAGTTTAATACTCATCTTTGAGATAAATTACCTTTGTGCAAACAACTCGTATTCTTTATACAAAGATGCACCTAAAATATATTTCAACTCGCCTTGGCTTCTGTAAAATACGCTGGATATCTCTAATTCGTAATATTTTATGAATATCAGGCTTAGAGCGGAAACTATTCTTTGTAAGTGTATGATTTGTTTGGATGGCTTTGTCGAAGAATCGTTAGATAACAAATCCATGAATTTTGCCTTTATATTCAACTTCGCCTCAGGAGAAGAGTGAATAAACTGACAAGCTTTTGTGTAGTTTTCATGCATGTACTTCCAGTTTTCGGAGGCTCTCTCTTTTTTTAAATAATCGAAGTCTTTCCTGCGAACTGTCCCATCAAAGTCACTCCCGTTGTAACACTTATCAAGGGCAATCCTTGCGATGTGCTCGATCATTGACCTAATATTTAGATAAAGATATCGTTCTTTATGATCAATGATTGCGATCACAGAATTAAGAATGTCATAAGTTATTCCACTAATGTAATTTTTATGATGAAGTCGTACATTGTTCTCAACAATTACATTCATGAGAAAGGCCAACTTAAAAATACTTGTAAGCAAGTTTACGTCTTGTGTGGTTCTTTGGTCATTTTTTATGTGCGCGACAAAATCAGAAACATCTCTTTTACTATTAAAGGGATGAGTTGTTAACATTTACTCACCCCTCCTGATAATACCATGGATCCATTTAGACATATTGGTCAAAGAATTGTTTTTATCTTTAATCAGCTTATCATTTTTCTCTAAGACAGAGTAATCATTAAGGATTTCCTTAATGATGCTGTAAGTTTTATTTGCGTAGTTTTGAACCTCCTTTTCATTGGAGTCAAAAATTTTTCTACAGATTTTAGCCACCATAACTGTCCTTGACCGAGAGGCGTATAGTGGCATGTCTGTCTGAAAAACAAATTTTATGAAATCTAAAGCTTCAATGTTTGATTTTAGTATTTTCTTATTTAAAATTAGTGAAACTACAGATCCTATAAGCACTTCTTTGGATATTTTCTTATTTGTATATAGCATTTGTATCTGCTTCAACTCTTTATAGTTATCCATTTAATCCTCCAGCGCCTCTAATCTTTCAATGAATTCTTTGCAAATTAAATCAATCTCATTTCTAGATTTTTGATAACTTGATGGTATGTTACCTTGATTCCCAACCATGAGATTGCGAACGAATGACAATCTATTGGTAAAGAAGTATAACTCATCGAAAGGGGGGGTGGCTTCAAACTCTTCCTTAATTTTAGATGTTTTTTCGGTGAATCGTTCATCTGTGCTTGTATAAACGAAACCCATGTGTTTGATATCTGGGTTGTGATTGTGCTGCAAATTACCAACTACACTTATTAAGCTGGTAGCCCCTAAAACTGAATAATGATCAATCTTTACAGGAACAAGATAGTAATTGGATGCAACAAGAGCGGCATCGGTAAATAATGACACTGTAGGGGGGCTGTCTATTAAAATATAATCGTAGTTTTCTTTTAAATTATTGTCGTCAATAAATCTCTTTATTTTTTGAATCCGAACAGCTTCTTGAGAGGTGTCAAAAATAATATCCATGTCGCCTAAGATGACGTCTAGACCATCAGAAAACTTGGTTATAACATCCTCTACTGAAACTCTTTTAGCCTGCTCCATTATTGATGAAGGGGTCTCGAAAATCCTTCGAATGGTTTTTTTCTCTTTTTGCAGAGTATTAACGTATTCTTCTACTCTATTGTACTTGTTCAGTACCGATTGAGTAGCATTGAATTGAGGGTCAATGTCAATGATTAAAATTTTCTTTTCAAGATAATTAGCGAGGTATTCTCCAATCCCAACACATAACGTTGTTTTACCAACACCACCCTTCATATTTATAAAACTTATAACTGGAGCAGGCATATAATTCCAATCCTTGAAATAAAATTAAAGTAAACTTTTAATCTAAAGCCTCTAAGTCATATGGCGTGGCTTTATAAAAACATCATATAGCAAATCATTAAAATATTGAAACTGTGTATTTATCAGGGGTTTTTTAGAACATGTCCATGAGTATTTCTTGAGTAAATACTTGAAGTATGGTGGTAGGACTCTAAAGACCAAAGAGGGAAATAATTAAATTTATGTGTACACAAGTGTGTACTGTTAAGTGCTAAATATAAAATATAAAACAATTAAATCATATGCTTAGATAATTTTTTTCTATATCCATTTAACTAAGGAGACGCCAGCGCAGTATACCGCAGTTAAGCGGCAGGATTCACTACACTGCCGCGCGTTTGCTCATTCTGTCAGCAATTTAGCGTTCTTCTTGCTGCTGCTGACG